TACAACCCTACAATAGAAGAAATGTTCTTAATGAAACTAGGAGAAGCATAATGACAGATAATAATATAAAGAAACGAAAGAATAAGTTTGAACGATGGTGGTATAAAGCACGTAGATATCAAAAGGCACAAACATGGTTAGTAATGCATTCAAAGCGTATTGCATTTGCATACAATCTACACCCAACAGCCTTTGATGAAATACAATTTATATGCAAGCGTTACAATCTATCAACGTATAAGAAACTGAAAAAGAAAGATGCAATGACGTTGTATAGATTAGTCAACCCACTACCTCATGAACGATTGGATATGATTGTTAAAGAAGCAGATAAACTTCAAGAGTTAGTCAATGAGTTAAAACAATTAAAGCGTAGTCAAATCCCTATAACTAAGAAGAAAACACGATCTTATTCACCCCCAATTGTTAAATAGATGTAGTGTCGGTTATGGGGGTAAACGACATTACCATTACTCATCATGGGATCAGCCTGCTAGGAAACTAGTGGGCTTTTTGTTATGCATAAATAACAATATGAAAGAAACTACAATTACCCCAACCCCAACAGATAAACTCGTTGTCGCATTAACTACTACAGTTAATTTCTTCAACTTCGCATTCTTCATTACATTAATCTACCAAGCCGGTGAATTTGTGTTAATGGGATTTATAAACTAGGAGACTTAAATGTCTGAATATAATATAAAAATCAATAAAGGAACTGATTTCTCAAGGGCATTCGCATTGTCTGAAAGTAATACAGCCATTGATATAGCAGGATATACGTTTGAAGGAACGTTAAAAGAAAGATACACCTCAACACAATCAACCGCATTCACGATGTCTATTGTAGACTCACCATCAGGCTTATTCCAAGCAGCGTTAAGTGATATTACAACTACCTCAATGGGACCTGGAACATGGGTCTACGATATAGTCATGATTAAGCCTACTGGTGAAAAGATCAGACTACTAGAAGGTAAGGCATTTGTTAAACAAGGAGTGACACCGTAATGACAGTTTATACTACAGTCCCAGCAGATGATAGCAACTTAGATGTTGTAGTCACAGAAGCAAATGACATTGTAAAGATAGATATTCAACCAGCATCATTTAATAGCATAGGTTCAGTTGATAGTGTGAATGGACTCGCAGGTGTTGTATTATTAGACACAGACGACATCCCAGAAGGTGTTAACAAATATTACACAGATGCTAAAGTGCAGACTGTGATTAACACTAACAGTGCTGACTTTGCCACTACAACTTATGTCAATGATGAAGACGATGCGGTTGAAGTTGCTGCTAACCTTTATACAGACAATGCAGTTACAGGACTTGCTGCAACCACTTATGTTAATACCCAAGATGGTGTTACTCTTAGTTCTGCTAACACATATACAGATAATAGTATTGCTGCAATCCCAGCAGTAGACCTTAGTGCTTATGAAACTATTGTTAACAGTGAAGCGGGTGATGCAACTACATTATCAAGTGCTAACACATATACAGACACATCTATTGCAGCAATACCAGCAGTTGACTTATCATCATATGAAACTATTGTTAATAGTGAAGCGGGCGATGCAACTACATTATCAAGTGCAAACACATATACAGACACATCTATTGCTGCAATACCAGCAACAGACCTTAGTGCGTATTCAACTACTGTTCAAGTAGAAGCATTACCAGTGTCTACATTTACAAACGATGCTGGTTATATCACAACAGAAACAGATAGTCAAACATTAAGTTTTGCTACGCCAAACATTAGTATCAGTGGTGGTAATAGTGTAGACTTAACACCTCTTACATTGGGTTACATTACAGCAGATTCAACTAACACACTAACTAACAAAAGCGGTGCAATATCACAGTGGACAAACGATAGTGCTTACTTAACTGGTAGCGCATTAACACCATATTCAACTACTGTTCAAGTAGAAGCATTACCTGTATCAACCTTCACAAATGATGCTGGTTATCTTACAACAGAAACAGATAGTCAAACACTTAGTTTCGCTACTCCTAATCTTACAATATCAAATGGTAACACAGTTGACTTGTCTGCTTTAACTCCTACTGTCCCAGTTACAAGTGTTAACACATTAACGGGTGATGTTGTATTAGACACAGATGATGTCCTTGAAGGTGCTAACAAATATTATACTGATGCTAAAGTTCAAACAGTTATTAACACTAATACTGCTGGTTACGCCACAACAACTTATGTTGACACAGAAGATGCAACAACTTTATCAAGTGCAAACACGTATACAGATAATAGTATTGCAGCAATCCCAGCAACAGACCTAAGTGCTTATTCAACTACAGTTCAAGTAGAAGCATTACCTGTATCAACCTTCACAAACGATTCTGGCTATTCAACAACAACTTATGTTGACACAAATGATGCAACTACATTGTCAAGTGCAAACACATATACAGACACATCTATTGCAGCGATTGACTTAACTGTATTGGATGATGTAACACAAATCAACCCTGACTCTTCTGGTATGACCATTGGTGCAACTGGTGTTACAACCGCTAAATGGGGCAGTAGTGCGCCATTATTCTGGCGCAGTGACAATGATGATGGAGCACTTAAAAACTTTGTATTTGACAATACTAATCAAAACATCTTTGTTGGTATGCATTGGAAAACAGCAGACTCCAACAAGAAACTATTCCGATTTGATGCTACTGCAACTGGTGGCACTGATCCAGGTGATGGTTCACATACAACTAACTTCACAATGAGTGGAACTAACAACATATTTAAGTCTCGTTTACAGAATGAGACAAAGACTGGTTTAGAATTTAACGCAGATAACATTAATTTAGTCACTGATAATGGTGTTAGTATTAATAGTAATTACACATTACCGAATGTTGATGGAACTGCTGGACAAGTGTTGACTACTGATGGTAATGGCAACTTGTCATGGGAAACACCATAATGAGTATTATCAAGATAGATGGGACAACATTAACAAGTCATCAAAGTGCATCCGACATCACTGACGTGGTTAACACTAGCCAAATTACAGAAGGTAGTAATCTTTACTATACTGAGGCTAGAGTTAATGCAAACTTTGCAACCAAGACTACAACAGACCTAACAGAAGGTAGTAACTTATACTATACTGATGTTAGGGCAGATGGTCGTGTTAACTTACAAACTGGTGCGAACTTAGACTTATCTAGTAAAACTACAACAGACCTATTAGAAGGGAGTAATCTTTACTTTACTAATGTTAGGGCTGTTGATGCGGTTGAAGCAACATCATTATTGACATTGAACGATCTTAATACTAGTGCTATAACAACCGATTCAAGTCTATTTGAGTTTAACACATCTGTAGAGAGTTTCAACAATGGGTTCACAGTAGGTGGTAACTATGGCAGTCTAATAGATCAAATACGAATAGAAACCAACAGTGGTAGATGGAACAGAAGTAGATCCGCCATGAGAGCGACAGCAAACGCTGACTTTGACTCTGGTGCTGGTTTAGAACAGTTCAATAACGAATTTGGAGTTGATACAAGTTACTCAATAAATAACAGTGAGATTGCTAATATTGGTGTTCAAGTAGACAATCCAGACTTTAATGGTGACAATACACTTGCATATGGTAATGGTCAGTCTGCTTTCTTCAATGTGCAAATGCGTGGTGATGGTTATGTTCCTGGATCTGGTCCTCCATTGCAAGCATTAAAAATAGAGCCATGGTCTAGTGTTATTACTATTAATACTGCAACTGGAAATAACGCACTGTTAATGGAAACCAATGCTCCAGCATTCAAGGAAAATAAACCTCATATATTTGTCAACCTCACTACAACTGAGAGAGATGCTTTATCAGCAGATTCTGGCATGATGATATTTAATACAACAGATGTTAAACTACAATGTTATGATGGGACAGCATGGAACAACTTACATTAAAGGGAACCAATATGGAAGAAGAAAAAGCAAAACTTGGTAGACCTTTTATGGTCTTAGATACCGAACAGATTGAGAAACTAGCGTCACTTCATTGTAGCACTAGAGATATCGCGTTTGTTATGGGCTGTCATGAACAGACCTTGACTAATAATTACCAAGCAAACATTGACACAGGACGTGCTAATGGTAGGACTCGTTTGCGACTAGCGATGTTCAATAATGCAACGCAAAAGTATAATGCAGCAGTGCAGATATTCTTAGCGAAGAACTTATTGGGTATGAGCGATGTGCCAAAGGATGAGGGCGATGACGGAGTCTTGCCTTGGATTACACCAGTTAAGGAAAACGATAACAATGCCGAAGATATCTAAGATAGCATGGTCACATGACGATATTCACGATGAAATAATAAAAAACAAATATACCATTCAAATAATACAGAATGATATAGACGTTATAAAGAACAATCATTTAAAACATATTGAGGATGATATGAAGTCAGTTCACAAGAAGGTTGACAAGTTAGATGAAAAGATAGACAAGAAGATAGATAAGATGGATGGTCGCCTATGGTGGATTATCGGTATCTTAATAGCAGCAACACTAGTGCCAATGATAAAGGACTCACTACTATGACAAGTAAGTATAATGAAATAACTGGTAAGAAGATGATATCTGGTCGTAACACAGACAAGTATCGTTTCAACTGGGATGTTATCTTTGCTGATAAAATAGATGTAACCGAAGTAGACAAGATAGACGAAGAGTTTGACAAGTTAACTGAGGTTGTTACTAATGAAGAGATTGATGAAGCCTTTACATTAGATGAAGATGATGCAGAAGTTATTGCAACATACGGGTCTATCATTAAAGAATGAACTTATCTATCCCCCAACAGAATATATTTGATAGTGTTGCACGTTTCAGGACTGTGAGTGCTGGTAGACGATTTGGTAAAACCTTTCTTGCAATGTTTGAAATTGCAAAGATAGCACGACTACCTAACAAGCGAATCTTTTATGTTGCACCATCGTATAGAATGGGTAAGCAGATCATCTGGGAAGATTTGAAATTTGAGTTGTCTGTGCGTAAATGGGTAAAGAAGATCAATGAAAGTGACTTGACAATTACGCTAAAGAATGGTAGTAGAATCAGCATAAGATCAGCAGACAATCCTGACAGTATGCGTGGTGTAAGTCTAGACTTCATTGTATTAGATGAAGCAGCATTTATGCCCAAGTCAGTATGGACAGAAGTATTACGTCCTACACTATCTGACAGACAGGGTGGTGCATTGTTTATCTCTACACCCAAGGGTTACAATTGGTTCGCTGATATGTGGCATGATGCACAAATGAAAGATAACTGGGAGAGTTTCAAGTATACTACCATAGAAGGTGGTAATGTTACAGCAGAAGAAGTTGAAGATGCTAAACAAGACCTTGATCTTAAAACATTCAAGCAAGAATATGAAGCATCATTTGAGACAGCGGGCAATAGAATCTATTATCCATTCAATGTAGCAGATAGTGTTAAACCATTCATTGGTGATGTGCCCAACAGAATTATGTTATTCAACGATATGAACGTAGACCCTATGGCAGGTTGTATCGTAGTGCAGACTAAAGAAGGCTTGCATGTGATAGATGAATTGAAGTTGGTTAACTCTAATACAGATGAACTAGCACAAGAAGTTATCAATAGGTATGGTAGTAGATCCGTCACAGCGTTCCCAGATCCCGCTGGAGCAGCACGTAAGACTAGTGCTGGTGGTAGAACAGATCACACTATACTAATGCAGTATGGATTCAACGTTAAAGTAAAGCGTAAACATCCCGCAGTTAAAGACAGAATAAACGCTGTGAATAGACTGTTGCAAGACGCTGCTGGTAATCGTAAGTTGTTCATTGATCCTAAATGCAAGTTCTTAATTGAATGCTTGACAAAACAACAATACAAAGAAGGCACGCAATTGCCTGACAAAGATAGTGGCTATGACCACATGAATGATGCACTTGGATACGGAGTGGAATACCTCTACCCTGTTACTAAACCAGTTACATCAATAGACAGTCCCTTTGGTAACACCCCAACCAAGCGATTCGGACACTTTTAGAAAATGCTAAATAGCATATAATAAACTAGGAAAGACTAATGACATTAGAATCTATATTAAAAAAGCATCCCTCTTATGAAGAGAATGCAAAACAAGCAGACTATTTGTTTCGTAGTTACGTTGGTGGTGAACAGTATCGTAAAGGCGAATACTTAACACAATACATTGGCGAAAACGAAATACCAAATGCATATCAGAACAGACTTGCAGCAACACCTTTAGATAATCACGTAGCAACTGTCATTGACATCTATCGCTCGTTTATCTTTAAGAATGAACCACATCGTGAACTTGGTTCGTTGGAAAACAACCCACTTGTAGTTCAATGGTTAAATGATACCGATCAAGAAGGTCAGTCAATGACTTCTTTCATCAAAACAGCAAATGACTTAGCAATGGTGCTAGGTAATGTTTGGATATTGGTAGATAAGCCGAGTTACAAGGTTAATACTCAAGCAGAAGAAGAAGCATTGGGTATCCGTGGTTACGCTTGCACATACACACCACAAAACGTATTGAACTGGGAATATACTCGCAGCATTAATGGTAAAATGTCATTAAGTCATATTGCTGTTGTTGAATCAGAATCAAAAGATCGTATGAGTGTAACCCATTGGTATAAAGACACAGTAATCAAACGTGTTATCACTAAGACTGACACTGGTGAAGCAGACAGTATTGTAGGCGAAGAGGTTTATGACAATCCATTAGGTTACATTCCTATGATTAATCATGCACCATTGAAGTCACGTATTAAAGGTATTGGTATCAGTGTTGTTGCTGACATTGCAGACTCACAGCGTTATATCTATAACTTGTTGTCTGAATTAGAGCAAAGCATTCGTATCTCAAGTCATCCTACACTAGTGAAGACTACACATACACAAGCGAATAGTGGTGCTGGTGCAATTATAAACTTAGATGAACAGTCTGAGCCAGGATTGAACCCATACTTGCTACAACCAACTGCTGCTGGTATTGATGGTATTATATCTACAATAGAAGTTACAGTAGATGCGATTAGTCGCATGAGTCATACTGCATCGGTTACATCTTCAAAGACATCTCCTACAAGTGGTATCTCTTTGCAAGTAGAACGCGAGTTATTGTTTGCTAAGTTGAAAGACATTGCAGACACAGTGCAAGAGACAGAGATTAAAATGTGGAACATTTGGTTTGATTGGCAGAACATTGAAAAGCCAGCAGACTTCTCTATTAGTTACAACAACAAGTTTGATATGCGTGACATGAGCAATGATCTTATGCACTACAAAGCAGCATTAGAATTGAATGATGACCCAGTCTTTAAAGCGATGATCGTAGAAAAGATTGCAAAATTATTTGAAGACTAAATAGATGTAACGCAGCATAAGGCTGCACTCATCACCCCTAAAAAAAGGATTAAAACAGATATGACTGATATCATAGGAACACCTACTGAGGAATCAACCACTGGAGTTGAATCACAGGAAATTATTATCCAGGAAGAAGCGAAAACTTTCACTCAAGAACAAATGAATGAAATAA